GGGAGAGATGAAGTTAGAATTAACGCACCTAATGTTAAATTGGGAAGTAACGATGCTAAAGAATCTGTTATCAAGGGTGAAGAGTTAAAAAAATTTTTAGAAGATATGATATCAGATATAGATTCAGCTTTTAATAAATCTTTAATACAAATCAAACCAGCCGCACCTGATGGTGGGATAGCTGCAGTGTCAACTTTCACAACAGCTATGGTTAGTTTAAAAGCAAATTTAGCTACTGCTGCAAAAAAATTTTTAAGTGAAACAGTAAAAACAGTATAGGAGTTGTCATGACTAAAAAACAGTTGGTAAAAATAATCCGAGAAGTTGTTCGTAGGGAAATAAAAAAAGAAATAAATGAGATATTTATAAGAGAACAAAAAACTTCAGAACCACAATTAGCTGACGTTATACAGCAGAAAGTTTCAGAACCAAAAGAAAAAGTAAAGTATACAAATAACAAATCTTTAAATGATGTTCTGAATGAAACTGTTGGTTTAAGTAAACAATCAAGTGAATTTGAAGAATATCCAACATTAGGCGGTGGAACTTTTGATAAATCAAAAATGCAAGAGTTGATGGGATATGGAAAATCAGAAGAGGGTAAAAGAGAAATGGGAGCAGTTGATACGATAAAGAAAGCTGGAAAATCAGTTAATCAAGTTCCTGAACACGTTACCAATGCTTTGACACGAGATTATGGTGACTTAATGAAAGCTTTAGATAAGAAGAAACAAGGAGGTCTTGGATAATGCCAAGAAGCGCAAGGGAAATAGATATTGATTCTAGAACATATGTTGGAATGTCATTTCCATTAAGTTCGGATAATAATAATAATTTTGCAATGACCAAGAGTTCGTTAGAACAAGCTGAACACAATCTTAGAAATTTATTATTAACTAGTCTAAGAGAAAGACCCTTAAATCCAAATTTTGGCAGTAGGTTAAGGGAATTGGTTTTTGAACAAATAGATGAGGATTTACCACAAAAAATTGAAGGTGAAGTAAGAAAATCTGTTTCGTTGTGGTTACCTTATATTAATATTTTTGAAGTATCAACATTAACTGATGAAGCAGATAGTAATAGGATTGTTGTTAGAATAAAATATAACACATCTTTAGATCCAGATGTTACTAATACATTAGACATCGAACCTTAATAGGAAATAAAATGGCACGTACAAGTATACAAAAAGACACGATAAAATCTGTAAATTATTTAAATAAAGATTTTAGTGATTTTAAATCAAATCTTATAGAATTTGCTAAACAATATTTTCCAAATACATATAATGATTTTAATGAAGCATCACCTGGTATGATGTTTATTGAAATGGCTGCTTATGTTGGGGATGTTCTTTCTTATTATATAGATTCACAATTTAGAGAATCACTTTTAATATATGCTGAAGAAAAAAGAAACGTTTATAATATAGCACAATCTTTTGGTTATAAACCAAAAACAACTTCTGCAGCTGAAGCTGTGTTGGATGTGTTTCAAACTGTGCCAGCTTTAAATGAATTACCAGATTATAGATATGCATTAACTATAGATGGTGGTAGTAAAATACAAGCTTCATCAAATGGTACTACATTTAGAACACTAGAAGATTGTAATTTTAAATATTCAAGTTCTTATGATACAAGAGATATTTCAGTATTTGAAACTGATGATGGAGTGCCTACAAAATTTTTATTAAAAAAGAAAACAAAAGTTAAAAGTGGAGAGGTAGCTACTGAGTATTTTAATTTTGGTACAGCGGAAAAATATACACAAATCAAATTAAATAATTCTGATTTAATTGAAATAATTTCTGTAACCGATAGTGATGGTAATAAATGGTATGAAGTAGACTCTCTTGCAAGGGATACAATTTTTGAAGATATGGAAAATAATTCTGCTAATGATCCATCTTCTGTTGGAGATAGAGAAGTTGCTGCTTATATTTTAAAATTAAAAAGAGTATCTAGAAGATTTACGACTTATATAGATGAAAATGAACAAACAGTTTTAAGGTTTGGAGCTGGTATATCAGATAATCCTGATGAAGAAATTATTCCAAATCCTACAAATGTTGGTTCAAATTTGCCAGGTAGTCCAACATATTTAACAACAGCTTTTGATCCTTCTAATTTTTTAAAGACAAGTACATTTGGGATGGCACCAGCTAACACAACTTTAACTATAGAATATTCTTATGGTGGTGGTATTGATGATAATGTAAATTCCAATGATATAACTCAAATAGATGGTATTAGTTTTACAATAAACGATAATGGATTATCTACAAGTTTAGTACAGGAATCAAAAGATTCTGTGTCATTTACTAATCCAAAGCCAGCTCGTGGTGGTTCTTCTGGTGAAACTGTTAAAGAAACTAAAGAAAATGCATTAGCTTATTTTCAAGCACAGCAAAGAGCGGTTACTAAAGATGATTACATTGTAAGAGCATATTCTCTTCCTGCAAAATATGGAACAGTTGCAAAAGTTCATATGTCTCAAGATGAACAATTAAGTAAGGCTGGAATGGTTGAAACATTAGAAAGAGAAATAACTCAAGCTGATGTTGGTACTAGTTTAAAAGATTTACAAGTTAATAATATACCAAATCCATTAGCAATGAATATGTATACTCTTGGATTTGATAGTAATAAAAAATTAGCACCATTAACTCAAACTACAAAACAAAATTTAAAAACATATTTATCACAATATAGGTTGGTTACTGATGCTATAAATATTAAAGATGCTTACATAATTAACATAGGTGTTAGTTTTTCAATATTAACAAAAGTTGGATTTAATAAATCAGAAGTGTTATTGAGATGTGTATCTGTAGTTCAAGACTTTTTTGATATTGATAGATGGCAAGTAGGGCAACCAATAGTTCTTGCTGATTTAGTATATGAATTATCATTAGTTGATGGTGTCGCTACTGTTGTTAATCCCACAGAAAATAATCCAAATAACTTCCCAATATTGATAGAAAATAAATATAAGTCAAGTGAAGGTTATTCTGGTAATTTTTATGATATAAATACATCACTACGTGGTGGAATTTTATATCCAGCATTAGACCCAAGTATATTTGAGGTTAAGTTTCCTAACACAGATATTAAAGGAAAAGTATTGGGTGATAACTTAGGGGTTAGGGAGTAGATAAATGCATTATTTTACATTCGCAGAAAAAGATACAACTTTATATCAAGGTACAGGTAGTTTGAATGCTGGATTGGATGAAGTATTAGAAATACAAAAATCAGTTAGTGATTCGGGTGACTCTATAAGTATAAGTCGTATTTTGGTAAAATTTGATATAACTGAAATATCGGCATCAATGGTTAATGGTACGATTAGTAATCCATCTTTTTATTTAAATCTATATGATGCCAAATCAAGTGATTTAAATGTATCACAAAGTTTATATGCTTATCCTGTTAGTCAATCATGGACAATGGGACAAGGAAACTCATATGATAATCCAGTTACAGATGAGGGTGCTAGTTGGAATTTTAGAGATGGTGCTACTGATGGTACTATTTGGGGTGAAGTTAGTTCTTCTGGTGGAAATTGGATTGATGGTGATGGTTATGTAGCTTCTCATTCAATTAATCATAAAACTATTGATATAAGAATGAATGTAACTGATATTGTTAATAAGTGGTTAACACAAGATATTACAAATGAAGGATTTATTGTAAAACGAAGTGGTAGTATTGCAAATACACTCAACACTACTGATGAAGGTAATACAACAAGATTTGGTAATCTCTCATTTTTCTCATCAGATACACATACAAAATATCCACCAACATTAGAAACCGTTTGGAATGATTCTAAATGGTCAACTGGTTCATTATCACCATTAACTCAAACAAATTTAGAAGATATGGTTGTTTATATGAAAGGATTAAGACCTGAATATAAAGAAAAATCAAAGGCAAGATTTAGATTAGTAGGAAGAGAAAGATTTCCTGAAGCTACATATTCAACAACTCCTGCTAATTTATCTGTAAAATATTTACCAAGTGGTTCATCATTTTATTCAATACTTGATGCAGAAACTGATGAAGTTATAGTACCATATGGTAGTGGTTCTGTAATAAGTTGTGATTCTACCGGTAATTATTTTAATCTTTGGTTAGATGGTTATCAACCTGAAAGATACTATCGACTAGAATTTAGAGTTCAAAGTGGTAGTGGAGTTGATGAAACTAACCAATATTTCAATGAAGGATTTACATTCAAGGTAACACAATAATGCCGTATACTAAGGAAGAGTTAGGAACTATTGGATATTATACCGATTATATAGATACGCTTAGAAGTAAATATATTAGTAAGTTAGTAGACCACGCTAAAAAACTATTTAGAAGTGATGAGGGTGTTTTATATTCATTTGAAAATATAACTAGAGATGAGGAACTGGGAATAGGATTAGGAATAGAAGATGCGGTAGTAATTAATAATCCAGATTATTCAACACTTGAGACTGAATTAAATAGAACAATTTTAGAACCTATAGGTTATCTTGATTTTCAAACTTTATTTGAAAAAGAATCGTCATCAGTTCAAAGAGATAAGCCTTTTGCAACTAAAAAAGATCAAACTACAGAACAACTAATTGATAGAAGTATATCAAAATTATTGAATATCGATAGACTAGATTCATATCCAGAGGATTTAGAAGACGGTGATTTGATAACAACAACTAATCCAACAGACCCTAGAAAGTGGTTATTGGATAATGGTCAAAAAAGACCATTTTTAGATTTACAAAGTTTTTACGCATATTCAACTGATTGGGCATCTGTAAAAGAGAGAAAAGAAGAGGTAATAGATGAAATACCAGAAGGGGATCCAGTAGACTAATGTTAAGTGAAAAAGATAACAGAGTATTAATAAGTAATAAAAAAATAAATTATTCTAGTAATGCGTATAAATACTTAGGTGGTGAATTTAGTAGTAATGCTAACGACTATGTTGAAGCTTTAATTTATGATACCAATGATAATTTTTTAGAAGCTGGAATTGTAGATAAGTCAGATTATATGTATGATGAAGAATCAAAGGGTATCCGATTAAATACTGGAACTATTCTTAGAAAAATGGGGTATGATAAAGGTAAATTTGTTGTTAAGTATAATTTTCTTAGAAGAATTGCAGGATCTCATGAAACAATTTTGGTTGATGAACTGGGAATACCTCATGAAGATGAGTTTGATGTAAATCAAATAGGTAATGAATTATTTTTAAAAGAATATAAATATTTTATACAAGAAATGGATTCATCTAGAAAAGAATTAAGACTATTTCCAAATACTGTAAATGAAGAAAAATATCTAAGAGATTTTTATAACTTAGGTACAAAAAATAAAAAACTCCAATCACTCGCACATTCAGAAGATCCAAATGCACCAGCTTTACAATTTGTTGGAAATAATAGTCAAGACAAAGCTTTTTCTAATAAATTAAAATTAACAAATGGTACATTTGATGATACTATGGTTGGTGGTAAAATAACTATACCTGGTTTTTTTATAAAGGATAGAGTAGAAAGACCTTTACCCCCAACTGCAGAGAATGATGTGGCGTATAATGAAAGGGAAACTATTAGTCAAAATGGGGTATGTGAAGCTCGTTTTAGAATATTGAGTGTACCAACTGGATATCCGCAAAATAATAACCTTGGCCGAATCGCGGATGGTTATTTTAAACCAACAATAGAATTATTTAGAAAATCAGATGGGACATTTTATGAACCAGATGAAGTATTACCAGAAGAACTTATAACTGAAATAAAAGATGATAGATTTAATAGTAGTAACAAAGCTAGGGCTTGGCCAAGTAGAAATCCAGCTGGAACAGAAAGATTTGATATTATGAATATTTATGATATGCATGATGATCCATATGACTCATATGTAATCAGAAGAGCTGGTAATAGAAGTTCAATAATTGATTTAGTTAGTAATTCTATATTAGATGCAGATGTTACTACTCAATATGAATGGGAAATTTGGGGTTATGATGTTAGAAGTAACTACCGTGGAAATTTTGTCCCAAGAAGGCAAGATGGGGGAGGTTATTATAAGATATATAGTCAAGGTCATCTTGGAATAAGACCAGAAGGTGGAGAAGTACCGATAGCAGATGAAGACGTACCACTTTATGCAAATGAAGATAGTACTGGTCACAAAGCTTTTGGTACAATTTCAGGACCTTCTGATGATGTTCCTAGATTAGAACGTGACGGTAATAGATTAAGATTAGAACTTTGGGGTAATAATGCTAGATTTACAATAAGATTAAAAATAACAAAAAGTACTGGCGTATCAACAGCTCAGATTACTATACCAAGTGCTATAGAGGCTATAGACTAATGAGTACACCATTTAAAGAACTACCAGCAACTATTTCGTTAGTAAATAGAGAAGAAGAGGCACCACCTAAATCCAATGTAGTGGATGTTATAGCAACTGATGCCGCTACACTACAAAAAGATGCTTTTATTCTATTAGATGGTGTAGAAGGTGAAGCTTCAGATGAAGGATTTTTTAGTATTCCGTCTCTACCAGTTACAACAGCTGTTAGGTTTGATAAAAATTTTACAATCGCGATTGATGTTACAAAATTTCCTTTAGATTTTTTATTATCGGAAGATGAAGTGATGGACGAAATTGATGTCTGGACGGCAGCGACGTTTACATTAAATCTCACAGCAGAAAATTTAGTCAATAAACAGATATTTTGGTTGGTAATAAAAGATGGAATTGTAATTAAACAAATTTTAGATAATTCACCTAGACATACATTTAATCTTGCAGAAGAATTAGATGGAATTGAAATCACCAATATAGAAACAATTGAAATAAAAGCTATTACTCTAGATACATATGAAAAGAAAACAAGTTGGTTTGGAAGAAAATTAGCTAATTTTGGAGGTAACCTTATTAGTGGTGGTAAATTTGGTTGGTTGGCTGGTATACATTTCGATAAGACGAGTTATAATTATGTTGAAAACGAGATAGCAGAAGTAACATTATCATGTCTACCTGCACGTCAAGAAAAACTTAACGAAGATGGAGAATCTTTTAATCCACCACAATTTCATCCAGAATTTAGACTACATTATATGCCATTTGTTGCTAGAATAAACGCAGTTAATGATAACATTGTTGAATTAGATACTACTTGGACTAATCAAGTAAGAAGAATTAACCCGTTAGATGAAGGAACTACGAGTAAACAAGCTACTGATACATTTACTAATTTTTCAATAATACATAAGCAAAGGGATTTTAGAGATTTAAATACATACTTACATTTTGGTGATGATAAAAGATATTTAGTAGTTAATGCTAAACTAGATACAAAAACTATAACATCATTACCATATTCTGTTATTTTTAAAACATATGAACCATTACCTGATGATATTAGTGAAAAAGATGAACTTTATGTTGTTCAAGAAATTTTACCATCTCTAACAGAAACAGTAGAATTAATTGGTTACGATCAAGAAGATGAAGACTTTCAAGTATTGATACCACGAGATAGTTATCCAAAAGAATCACCTATAACAAAGAGAGCTACAGAATTTAAAACTTACGATGATTTAGTTACAACGGATTCACAATTAAAAGATGATATAGAAGATAAATTTTTAAATGAAACTCCATCTGAATTAAGTGTAGACTATTCTAATTATGAAAATTTTATTAATTTTTCTTCAGCTGAAAAAAGATTAAAAAACTTTAAATATAAAATAGAACAAATTGAAGAAGAAACTGCAAAAAGTGCTTCTTTTGTTGGTATTCCAAATGGTGAGATTGATTTAAAAACACATCATAATAATATAAGAAATATAAAAACTAATTTTGATGGATATGAAAAGTATCTTTATAATATAAAATCAACATATGTTTCAAGTTCAATGGGTGAATTTCACAATGCGTCTTGGCCAAAAGATGGTACGGGTACATATGAAGATCCATATAAACCAGTAAGTTCATCACACTCTGATTTTACAGATTGGTATGGTTCAATTGCAAGTAAAACTGGTCAATTATATAGTGCTTCTTTTTATGATACTGAAAATGGTAATCGTTTAGTTAATCTATTACCAGAACACGTACGAGATGATTCTCAAAATATTCAGTTTTTAGATTTTATGGACATGATAGGTCAACAATTTGATGAACTTTGGTCTTATATCAAAGCTATGTCTGATATATCTGATAGACGTTTGGATTTGGAAGATGGATTTTCAAAAGATTTAATTTTTAATTTAGCTAAATCATTAGGTTGGGAGATGCAAGATGGAAAAGACTTATTAGATTTAAGTAGATATGGGTTTGGTAGGAAGTTAAGTGGAGAATCTTATTCACTCTATACATCAGGTTCATTATCAGCTCCTGTTGAGGCGGATGTTTCTAAGGAAATTACAAAACGATTAATAGCTAGTATGCCTTTCATATTAAAATCAAAGGGAACAAAGGCTTCATTAAAAGCTATATTAAATTGTTATGGTATTCCATCTACTATATTGAGAATACGAGAATATGGTGGAATGGATAATTCAACACAACGTTCTCCATTTGAGACTAAACGAAGGTTTACAAGAGCTCTAGGATTTAGAGGTGACCAATATGTTTCTAGTAGTTGGACTGATGATAGTGATACAGGTAGAAAACCAGAAACAGTAGAATTAAGATTTAGGTCAGTTAATAGTTCAGACCAAGTTCTTATACAGAAAGATGATGAGTGGGCGATAAAGTTAAAAGATAATGGTAATTCAGATAATATGGGTACAGTTGCGTTTGTTTTATCTGGATCTACAGGTCATAAAGAGGTTAGTTCATCTTTATTACCAGTATTTGATGGTGATTATTATTCATTGATGTTAAAGAAAGAAAAGGTTGATTTAGAATTATTTAAATATCCATCATTTAATGCAACAACGATTTTTAATCCACCATTCGTATCAGGTTCTACTAGTGCTACATTTGGTAATATACAAATTGTTAGTAGTTCTAATGTTTCTAGAACTGGAACAAAAAGTTTAAGACATCGTAATACTGCTACTTTAGATTCTGGTAATATTTCATACACACTTGGATTTAATACAGGTTCACAGCCTTCTTCTGTAGCTTCAGTTAGTGCGGGTGAAACTTATATCTTTTCTGCATTCGCTAAAGCATCTGGTAGTACTGTAGATTCAGTTGGTAGACTTAGAATGTTTGAATTGGATTCAAATGAAAATATTGTAAATTGGGATGAAGATGTAAATTCTAATCAAGTATCTATAACAGCATTAGGTGGTATTAAAACATCTGAAACTATTGGTTTAATTGAAGACGAATGGAAACAGATATCTGTAACAAAAACTATAAGATTTTCAAATACTTCTAAATTGGGTATTCGATTCGAAAATGTAAAACCACAGTCAACTATTTTTTGGGATGATGTTTCTGTACGGAAAGTACCTACAAGTACAGATAGTATATCAGATGGTATAAATTATCAATTATTTGTAAAGAAATATTCAGCTGGATTGGATAGAATAATACAATCTTCTAATACATCTCTTTATATTTCAGGTTCAAATACTGCATCTTCATCATATAATGCATCGTGGACAGGTAGTGGTGGTTTATTTATTGGTGGTAAAATAAGTTCTCCATTTGGATCTCAATTAACAGGTTCTCTAATGGAATTTAGATTGTGGAATGAATCTCTAAAAGAACAATTTTTTGATAACCATGTTAGTGATCCTAAATCTTATGTTGGTAATACACCATCATCTTCTTATGATAGTTTAATTGTTAGATATTCGTTTGATGACAATACTACATTATCAAATGGAGATACTATAAGAGATGTTAGTTCTAACCAAACTACAACTATAGCAGGTAATGCTCAAGGATTTGGTGGATTAAATACATTTGAATCTGTAGTTGATGAGACAAAAACTTTTATACCAAATTATGGCCCAAATAGAAGAAGTTCAGATAAGATAAGAATTGAAGACAATTTTTTAAGTGGTAGTGGTGTTAATTTAAGTACAGTAGAAAAATATGATTTTAGTTCTAATGACTTTTCACCAGTAGATTCGCCTAAACTTGGCATATACTTTTCACCAACAGATGTTGTTAATGATGATATTATATCATCTTTTGCTAATTTAGATTTTAATCAGATGTTAGGAGATCCTAGAGATAATTTTAGATTAGAATATAGAGATTTAAAAGATTCCTCAAATAAATATTTTCAAAAATATACTGGTAATAATGATTTTTGGGACTATATGCATTTGATAAAATACTATGACCAGTCAGTATTTAAACAAATTAGAAAATTAATACCAATGAGAGCTAAACCTGTATTGGGAACTGTCATTGAACCTAATATATTTGAAAGGTCAAAGAATCCTATACAAAGAAATAATCCATCTTTTACACAAATTGATTATGGTTCTAAGATAAATGTTACTAATTTTCATTATAATTCAGATACAGATGGTGCTCATCAAGAGGCAAGTCATTCAATATTAAAAATAGAGACTGAATATCCATATTATGAGGGAGAAATAGATTCTTCAGATACTTTTAGAAAACCATCATTATATGAATTTACAACTAATGATAATTTTGATGATAGAAATACATATATAAGTGGGGCAGTTAATTATGGAGGCCCAAGTTATGTTTTTACAGAAGCTACTGGTGCGATGGCTGTGAATCAAAGACTTTCAGAATTAAATCAAGAATATAAATATTTTTATAATAGTGTAGATTCTTATTCAAAAAGTTCTAGATTTAGTATGAATCCGTTTGAAAATTTATATAGTTCAAGGTCATTACATCCATCTGATAGAGATACATCTTATCAACATACTACAGCACTTAGAAGGATGTTTTATGAAGGTGTAAAAAATACTTCTGATACAACACTTGATGGTGATTTACCAGTTATAGTTACAATGACTGCACCAACAGTAGCTGTACCTACTAATAAAGGTATATCTAAACTTAGTATAGACCAAAAAAATAGTAGTAAAAAAATAATACCTAAAAAATAGAGGTAGAAGAAAAATGTTGAAAAAATTTAATCATAGATATTTATTTATAGAAAAGTTATACCAATACAACAATCTTTGGAGATAAAATTATGGGATTTTTAGATAATTCAAGTATTACCGTAGATGCGATATTGACAAAAAAAGGTCGTGAAATATTAGCAGCTGGTGGTGATTTAAACATAACAAAATTTGCATTAAGTGATGAGGAAATAGATTATACATTGTATGATGTAACTCATCCTAATGGAACTGATTCATATGGTGCTGTTATAGAGAATATGTCTCTATTAGAAGCTACACCCAATAGAACTACATTTCGTAGTTTTTTGGTTAACGAGTCTCAAGCTGGGGCCCAATTAAATATAGATAGCACTAATTATAATAATGTAGACGTAGGTACAGATATATCTATATCACCATCTGGTACGACTACCGAAAATTATATATTTACACTAGAAAATACCAATATTGTTAGATTTAGTGGTGAAGGTCCTATTAGTACTAAAACTGCACCGAGTGTACTTCTAAAAGCCCAATCAATAAATACAGCAGCTACAACTACAGTAACTATACAAGGTGTAACTAGTGGTCTAGTTCAAACAGTTACTATTAGTGTAAAAGCAGATGCAGCTTCCACAACAGATCCACTTCAAAAACAAGATTTACCAGTATTCGAAACACCTCAAGGCACTGGTACAGGAAATACAACACTAGGTGCTACATCAACTGGTGGTGGACGACCTGGTGGTGGTGGATATAACAATTAGGAGAATAAAAAATGGCATATAAAGCTTTTACAGGAGAAGATGTAAGTAATGATATTGGAATAGTAACCTCTGGGGTATGGCAAGATGGTGCATCTAGTATAGAAACGTTTTTCTCATCTTCAACACAATACACAAATACAGGTGATTACAATATAGATGTATATAGATATGATCCATCAAATAACGCTTCTGCATCAGTTCAGTTTGGATTAGTATATGGCCACAAAGAAGGTAGTGGTTCATTGGGAACAAAGGGTGCAACTGGTGATAGAACAACTGCAGCTACTTTCGGACAATTCAATAATTTAATTAATCCACCAGAAACAACCACTTTTACATTTCAAGGTAATACTACTGCAAAACAGTTTTATGCAATATCTTTAAATAGAGCAAGAATGAGAGAAGCAATTGAACCAGGTGGATGGGAATTACATTTAAAGAATGGTGCAAATGAAATAAAATTAATAGATGATTCATCTACCAATAAAGGTGGTAATACATTTGAAAGAAACTTTTCACCTGAATATAATATTGTTAGTGGAACACTAGTAGGTGGAACTACAATAAAAACTGCAGCTGCAAGTGAAGATTCTACTATGGGTTCTTATGGAACTTTTTATCCAAGTTTAGGCATGTTAATTTTAAATCCAGAAAGATTGAGTGGAGCTCCGTTGGGGTTATTAACCGCTAGTGGCTCAAATACTGATAGTAGAAATAATAGAAAGTTGTTTGATACTATTGTAGGTGGTGGATATTTTCAAATGAAAAGAAAAGAAGAAATAACATCAACTCATTACTTTGTAAGAGCAACATCAGCTAATTTTAATTCAACAACTAATGAAACTTATTTCACACAATCAGTTGCTGGTGTTAAAGAAATTATACCTGGTATGAAACAGGATCCTAAAACTTACATAACATCAGTAGGATTGTATAATAATGCAAATGAATTATTAGCAATAGCTAAACTTAGTAGACCAATATTAAAATCAAGAGCAAGAGAAGCACTGATAAAAGTTAAGCTAGATTTCTAAGGAGTTCTAAAATGAATTTCAAGAATCTCGAATCCGATGATATCTTAATCTCACCGTTTGAAGTTAAAAAAACTTTTACTGTAACTAATAACGATAGTGGCAGTGGTGTGTATTCAATACAAATAACCAAAGGTAGTGATTCTAATTTATATGGTTGGGATAATACATCTCCATCCACAACTTTATCTGGTAATCAATATTTTAAAGTACCAACGTATTATACAATAAATACAATGTATTATCGTGATATAAATCAGATGAGTGGTCAAATTGATTATATAAATGGTGTTCCAAAAAATAAAATTGGAGTAGTTGAATATAGAAAAACAAGGCATTTATATGATTCAAGTATAGAATCTTCTGCAATGACATTACGTAGACCATACACAAGACAATTACATGATTCAGCTACAGCTATTTCTATACCGCAAAATTTGTATGGTGAAAAGGTATCTAAAAAATCAATAAAGTTGGTAGATAATAGTACTAGCCCACAAATAGTTTTACAAGACGATGGTTATGGTAATTTATATGATGTAGCGTTTAGTTCAAGTTATTCTAACAGAACTCCAGATTCTAATAATAGTGG